TTTTTATATGTACGTTCTCAGCTGAAATTTGTTGCGCGTTTGTTGTGGTCTCTCCCACCGTCTAGACGGCTAAAGGTATCCGGCGTACCGGGCTAAAGCCAAGAGCGGGTAAGGGGATTCGAACCCCTAAACCTAGCTTGGAAGGCTAGAGTTTTCCCATTAAACTATACCCGCTGAGATCATAGAGACGTTAGTGCAGTCTCTAGATCTATCTCTTCATCTGTACCAGGTGGTTGATAATCACTTGGCATAGTATCTACTGGCTCTTTTCTAGTATCATCAGGAGAATAAGGTACAGGGTGAGCTACCCCAAACCCTCCTGTATTTTGTTGTGCCATATCAGTTTCATCTGGATCTATTGCAAATCCCATTAGAAAGAATATTTAGCACCAATTTTAGTGCCGTATGCGTTATCAGCATCTTCATCAGTAATGAATGATACTTCTCCATACACATCTAGTTTCTCAGATGCAGCCACGGAAGCTCCGAGCTTACCTGAAAATTCTGTGGTCCCATCTACGCCGTCTGCTCCGACGAGTGCAGGTCCGCCTTGGATGTAGTATCCAAGTTCTCCTACGTCTCCTTCATAACCTACGTGTAGATCGGTAGTACGGGAAGTATAATCAGTGCCTGTATAAGATGCGTTAGACTCAACGTTTGTATAAACGCCAGCCATTGCAGGAGCCGAAGCGAAAGTTGTTGCCGCTAGAGCAAGTGCAAATGTTTTCATGTTAAGTTTTACTTGGTAGTTTTTGTGTACTCAACACCACGATACTTAAGTTTTACAGTCATTGTAATACTCCAGTACCACAGCCCCGTTCCATGCTGTGATTTCATGCGTTCCCCGAAGGGAGTGAACGGACGTAGTGTGAGGTGGCTTCTACTGAATCGACATTCGAGCCGCCGTTATATTAATACTTAGGATTCTTTTTAAGTCTTTTTAGTTCTCCATAGTCCTCTCTAGCTGCAGCTCCTTCTTCATTCAGCCAGTTCTTAATACCTTTAAGAGCCCTGCCTGCTGCATTTTCTGTTTTCTGTTCATCGAAAGGATTCTTATTGCCCATAGTTTTAGAATTGTAGGTTGTCTGATCGTTCTAGTTTTTCAATAACATCCTGTCTATATGCAGGATCATTATCGTATCGTTTGTCACTCATAGCCTTGACAAGTTCTGCTTGACTTCTGAATGCATCCTTTGTAGCTGTAGGTGCTTTACCTGTTACCATTCTACCCTCATATCCATTAGCGGTTTCATACTGAGCTTTCAATCCATTGACTGCTAACTTAATAGCATCTACATTACCTGTCCCTACAATACTATCAAAAGCATCGATAGCTCCTTGGTTCAAGTTCTCTCCAGCCCAGTTAACTACATCTTGATATACCTTTTCACCACCAGCATAATTCTTTACTTCATTTACAGCAGCATTAGTTAGATCAATTGATGCAGCTTCAGCAGCTTCATCAGGTAGGGAAGCTTGTACTTTCATATAAGCTTCAACTAAATCCTGGCTGCTCATTGAATTAAATGCAGCTAATGTTTCAGGAGTAAGTTTACCTGACTCAGCAAATTCTTCTGATGCTGATGAGATTAAGGTAGCTGCTTCAGAAGGCTCTTCAGTACTTTCTTCAGATTCTTCCGGCAACACTTCTTCTTGTTCAGCTTCAGCTTCAGGTGTTTCTTTTTCTTGCTCATCTTCTCCTAATTTTTTCTGAAGATTTATATAGGCTTTCTCTAATGCTTCAGCATCTTTATACTTCCCAGCAAGTAATTGTTCTTGCTGTTCTACTATTTGTTCACCAACAGCTAGAGAATCTTGTTCATCAGCTGTTAGGTCTACACCTTCTGGGGTACTCATTACCTCAGCTGTTGGTGTCGGGTCAATTGTTAATGTTTCTGCCATAATTATTGAGGTGGTTGATTAGCGGATTGAAAACCAGCATCAGCAATAGCTGTAGCTGTATCTAGAGCATCAGGGTTCTTTTCAGGATCCATCATTGGAGTACCTGCTAACTGACCAGCCTGACCTACGATAGCTGATTGCATCTGTTGCTGCTGTGATTGTTGCATATCTTGTTGTAATTCTTCAGCAGTCTTAACTAAATTAAGTACATCAATACCTTGAGCAGCAGCTAAACGTTTGATAGCTTCTGAAGGATCAATGTATCTAAGTATAGATTCAGCTCCAAGAGTCTGAGCTATTGTACCCATGAATGTAGTAAGAGCTTCTCTATCCTGACCACGGCCAAGAGCATTTACACGTGCTACAATTTGAGGGCGTACATATTCTTTAGGTATCTTAGGTATTTGATTTGATCTAGCTAGTACTAAAAGGATACGATCTAAGTATGGTTTTAAGAACTCAACTGTTAGTAGTGAGAATAGCCCACCTAACTGTTGTTCCAATTCCATTTGTGTGAGGCGGACTTCTTCCGCTGTAACTCTTTCCGCTTGACGTGGATTCATTACAAGGAAAGCTTCTAATATTCTTTTCTCTAAACTAGCAGCGAGGTTTGCAGCTGTAGCAAAATCAGCAGTCTTACCTACCTGTACTACACCTACATCTTCTGGTCTACCTTGTATGATAGCACCATTGCCAGCATGGGATAACGTCTGTGGTTTAGTAGTTGCTGATGGACTAACCATAAAGACAACTTTAGCTGCCACCGCAGAGCCCTCTACAAGCGCCTGTGATAGCCCTTCAAGACTCCTTAGGTCTCCTAGGAACTCTTCCACTCTACCACGCCCGTAATCCTCTCCATCGACTGTATTAAAACGGAGTACTAACCAAGGACTAGTATTCTTTGGCGCGGAACTACGGCTACCAGGAAGGATTTCACCTTCTACTTCTTGATGCCAGACCCAACGACCACTATTCTCTTCCCGTTTGACGCATGTATACACTTCTACGTCATCTTCTCCTGAACCATATTCACCTTTAGGTAAGTTAGGTAGTTCAACCCCTATGATGTCGCGATGGACTAATTCTTTTGTTACTATTTCTATTACATTACCATTACCATCTCTACTAACAACGTATCTCTGTAATGGATAGTGTTTGAGACCATCTTTACCCATATAAACAAGGGCATTACCTGATACAATTAAATGCTTTAGAGCTTGGTGTACTACAACTCTGTCATTAGATGCAGCGATATAATCTTTAATGATCCTCTCTATTTTAGAGAAAGATAGATCAAGTTCGCTCTTCATCTTAGGATCAATCTCATCACCTAACTTATCATCTCTGACTTGTAGTTTAAAGAAGCTTGTCTGTGGTGGTAGTAACGCTAGCATTAATTTTGCTGCTAAAGTTACGACTGCTTTTGCTCCAACTGATTGCCAGGGTTGTGTTAGTTTCTGATTGCCAGCTTTATTAGTAGTATCACGTTGGACTAAATATGGTAAAGTTAATGCAGAACACTGTACAGCTGTCTCTAAAAATTGTGATCTATCTGAAGCCAGCTTCGAGTATCTTTCCTTAGCTTTATACATTTGTTCCTGATCCTCCGGTTGTTCCTCCAGTATTGAGTGGGATTCTTAACGCCTCTGTTCCTTTAGAAACCTTACCTATACCAAGACCCTCTTTCTTAGAGGAACCAAACTCAACTCCTTTTTCGTCATCTTTTTTAACGAGATCTTGTTTAGCAGGTAATATGGATGTATCCTTCTCTACTCTAGGAGTAATAGGAGGTGGTCCTTGCTGCGCTTCAGGTTTACCTGTACTTATTCTTATGCACATTAGTTCTCTTCATTTAATAATGTTTTGATCCTTTGTACTACACTGTCTTGTCCAGCACGGTACATGATTGATTCGATCGGTTCCTTTGGATGGACTGGTTGCCAGGGGAACTCATCCTCTAGTTGAGCAACCAGTTTATCTAACTTCTCCGAGTGGAGACTAAGCGTATTGTGGGAGGTTAACATTTGAATGTTCAAAGAATGATGGCATTCTAGCTGTCTTGGTGGAAATTAATTCTGGTGCTCGTCCTTCGTACATTAAACGATCGCTTACATCCAGCCAGAATTTTTTGTCTAAATATTTACACTCGGTATTAATACCTAAGGGTTCCATAATCCAGTTAATGGTGGCCTTCCTAAGTTTATCCAAAGATTGACTATAAGATAAGCCCAACTCGTGACATACAAGGCTATGAGAGGCCACGTGTAT